TTTATCGTACGATACCCCCCACCCTATTACTAGTTTGGGATTAAATGACCTCAACCAGTATTTTAAAGAAGATATATTGTTGGATAATTGTATTTCTATATTTCCTCTTGTTATCACACTGGGCTGGTCGGAGTATCCGAATACTTTTATGCTGTACCAGGACCCGAGTTCATTTAACGCTGCGTATAGTCCGTCACACCAGGATTCCCAATTGCTTAGAGGTTCGTTAGAAGGCTTTATTAATGCTATTTTAGTGCTATTTCTTCCGTTCATTTGAAGTTTTTACTCCATTCTTTGGCTACGTTCTCCCACAAGAACTTGGGAGCAAACTTCTTACCTTTCTGGGATTCTCTTTCCCACATATCGTCATCACCCATTATCTCCAGTAGGGATCCTAGGAACTTAGACTTAGTTTCTCTATCGTATATATCTCCCTCAATTTTGATCCCGGATTGTACTGTCTCTACTAATGCTGCTTTGTCTATTACTACAGGAACCACTCCCCTTAACTGGCAATCTAGACCTGTAATACAGTTAATCTCGTCAAAGTGAGTTGGATAAGCCCAGATATCACATTTAGATTCTATGTCTTTTAGTTCCTTCTTGGATACTCTTCCGTGGTGAGTGATGCCTTTTTGTGTCATCAACTCTTCCATCTTTTGCTTCCACGCCTGTCTTTCAGGATTATTGTAAAAGGCTCTGTCAAATAGTTCCCATCCGTAGCATACTTCTAAAGTAGCAGCGGGAAATTTCTCTAGTATAGAAGGCCACATCTTTAGTAGGTGCTCTAAGCCTCTATCATAACTTGATCCCCAAAATAATTTAGTTTTCATAAGTCTATCCCATTAGAAATTACGACGAATTTATCGTCAGATACCTTTGGTAAATATTCTCTGTGCATTTTAGATTTAACAAATATCTTGTCCACAGCAGACACTCTTTCTGGTGTCCAATCTACGGCGGATATTACATCGTGCAGATCCATAAATAATCTCTTAGCTTTTATCTCTCTGTCTAGTAGGTGCGGGGATCTCCATAGTATCAAAGTATCGTATTCATCATTCCAATTGAATAGCGTCCAGTTCTTGTATTTAACTCCGTTATGCATTCCTTCTTCCTCACCGCAGTCACAGAATACCGTAACGTCCTTACCCATCTTTACCCATTCCTCCGATAGTCTGATTACGGCTGTTTCACTACCACCAATTCCCCTCTCCAGGCTCTTGGCACTCCATGTCTCGAAATGTGGAGCTCCGAAAGATGCGAAGTATACAATAGATCCCTTATCCCATTTCTTAGGAGGCAATATATTATTGGCTATAGCACTGACAGCCTGTTGTTCTTTCAGTACCGGTGGCAATGCGTTTAATATAGGCTCTACGGAGTTCTCGTATCCATTGTCTTTTAGCCATTTGGATAGATTGAACACCCCTGTAACAGCAAAGTTGAGGGCTTCTAGTGTTTGAACGTCTTCTAATATCCCATCGTCCGCTCCCATCAAGGTAGCTCTTACAGTAGCCCATTTCTTAACCCCTTCTAGATCGTTCTCTAGTTTGGCTTTATTTAAAAATAAGGTAGCAGTTAACAGCTTGATCTCGTAACTGTTTCCAATAGTGTCACCCATAGTTTCTGAACTGGGTGCTGGTAGTTTAGCTGCAACATCTAGCCAGAAGTCGGCCTTCTTCTTGTGTCCTATCTTGTAGTAGCAATCAGAAAGTCTAAGGTAGTTTAGATGTAAGTTTGGATATTCCCTAATACCCGCATGAAATATGTCTATAGCTTTGGTGATTCTCCCGTTTCTGACGTGTATTAATCCCATGTATTCTAGAGCATTAGCTCTCTCTTCCTCCCAACCGCTCAATTCGAGGTACTTAGTCAATAACTCAATGGCCTTATCATCTTCTCTTCCAGCCTCCTGGGGTTTCTTATCGGCAAACAAGGCAGAGGCATTATCGAAGTATACTTTGGCCAGGTAGAACATTGGTCTTGGATCTCTCCATTTGGTATCTTCTATTTCCCACATAAGAAGTTGTTTGTTTCTATCAATATTAGTGGATATTCTTCCCTCATCGGATAGGTGTATCCATACAAGCTTTTTTCCTTCTGCTGGGTTGTATAAATATTTGGAATACTTTGGGTTGTAGTTATCTTTAGGAACACACACCTCGTGTATCCGGGAGATCCATTTAAACTTATCCTTCCTCACTAACCTTTCTCTCTGATGTTCTATTAGCACTTGCTCTATATTACCGCTATTATTTAGTCTAACTGCGTACCAATATGTACAATGCACAGCTCCCAGGTCTTTGTCCAGGGCATCTTGTGCGACCTTTCTAAGTTCCAAAGCACCGTTTAACACATCATCTACGTCAGCCCACAGTACCCAGTCGTAATCCCCTTCTACGAAGTCGAATGATACGTTCCTAGCCTCTGCAAAGTTGGCGAATACGATCTTCCCATCTACTTCTTTGTAGATATTGGGATCTGATTTAATACTGACTGACTGTGACTTGCCTCCGAATTCACTGACAATTTTGTGAATCTTTTCATGCTTACCGGAAGGACCCGTGATTGTAACAAATATTCCATCTACTACGGGAGAGAAACTCCCTAAACATCTTCTAAATATTTCGGCCTCGGAATCGTCTTTAACGATCATGGCCAACGCTATTCTAGCTATCCTCTCTTTATTATCCTTGGACATTATTATTCTTTTCCCACCACTAGGAGTATGATCCGAACTCCGGAAGTAGTGCTATAAATTTTTTAACTGTCTGTTCGTTTGTGAATCTAAATCTAGGGAATACCTTCTTAATCATGTTGTATAGCATCTCGGGTATCTCTAATTTATGTTGCAGCATAGAGTTACCCTCTTTTACAACACCCTTATTAAACAAATGTTCTCTTCTATACATTTCCGCACTCTTAATAAACTGATCGTAATGATTAGGAAAGAATACCCTCCACAGTTCGTACATCTGTACAACTATTTTCCAATCTCTTTCTGTTACGGGGTATTGTTCTGAGGCATGTGACGATTCCTCTACCAGGTCGTCTATCATTTTCTTTAACTGGAGAGGTACTCCAAGTATCTGTTCCATATTTTAAATATAGCACGAAAAAAGCCCCCACCTAAATGAGGGCTTAATTCGCTACACGAGGTAAGTATTATAAACCTCTAGAATACCCAGTTCTCTTTGCACTTGTTTGTTCGTTCAAAGATTCTTCGGTAAATTCGGTTACATACATTCCTTTTTGGTAATCCCCGCTTACGGCAAGATCTTTCCATGCAGGTTGTCTTCCTTTTAAGAAGGCAATTCTGAACATGTCAGGATTGATTGCGTATACGGCGACTGTACCGGCTGTGGTTCTAACGTCTTTGTGAGCGACGATCTCTACAACACCTGTAGAAGCTTCATAAACAGAAACGTTAGTGAATAACATATCTGTCTTAGAAGTATTTCTGGTGACGTTGGTTGTAAAGGAAGAGATTCTTCTCTTTATTACCATAGGAACTAACATAGTATTAGCTACGTATTCAGCACCTACTTTATCCCAGGTATCTTGTAAGATGTCTTCTAACTCAGTGGAGGTGAAAGATGTACCAGAAGCTCTAGCGGTTACGTTGGTTGAAATTAAACCTTCGATACCAGCCATGTTTCTAGCAACACCGGAAGCACCGGACACTGGAGCTGCACCGTTGACCAATGTAAATTCCATTTTAGCGTTCAAGACATTTAATCTTTTCTCTTTTTGGAAAGTTACTGGGTCTACACCTAATGCGTTAACAGAAGCTATATTAGATCCTGTTACCTGCACTACTTCATCTACAATTGCGGTATAGTTACCGGATTTAGATGGAGCTGTTAAATCTGCTACTGTAGCATCAAAACCTTCTGCTCTGTAAGTAACAGATGTAGGTCTGGCAATGCTGAAGACATCCCATTGATGGTAAGGTTGAGAAGCTTCGGACACGCCTAAGTTACCCATTAACCAATTTCCACCAAGAGGAGATGCGTCTCTTAAGATGTCTAATAGACTTTCTCTTAAGTCGCCTTGTGTATAGGTTTGCATACCTATTGCCATAGAATTCTCCAATTCTTAATTTATTACTAAGTTTTTCAACTATCTAGTCGTGACTCTTCTAAGTCTCTCAGCTAGTGCATCACGATCTCCTTTAAGGGATCGTCTTCTCAGTTCTTCTAGGTCGGAAGATTCTATATTCGATGTAGTTTGTCTAGTCCCCCTAACAGGAGAGTTGACTAACTTTTTGGCCTCGTTGTATTCACGGGAAGCATCAACTTTAGCGTTGACTTCCTCAACAGAAGCTGGTCTTAGGAATCTATCTACACTACCTGCGACATCAACAAGTTCGGTCTTACTGCCATTTGCGTAGTTCATAACTAACTTGGCCTTTACCATTTCAACTGCGTCCTCGTTAAAGTTGGGACTGGAGGGGTTTAACCAGGTGAATTTGGCCATAGCCTCTTTCTCTTGCCTTTCCATATCTCTTCTTTCGAGTTCCTGTTGTGTCTGTCTGGCTATATTTAAGGCTTGTTCGGCCTTTGCCTGTTGTTCTCGCATTGCCTTGTTATAGGAACGAGTGTCTAGATCCCCGAAGTCATCTGTATAGTCTTCGACAACTGGTGTTTGCGTTTGCTGTTTAACCCCAGAGTCAAACATGTTAAAGATCGATGTGGATTTCTCCACCTCATACTTCTTAAGCTTTTCGGATAACTCCTTATTTTTCTCAAGAAGTTTTTCAATTTGCTTTGCTGTTCGGTCAGAGAACTGACCTTCGTTTACTTCTCCGCTATCAGTTGATCCACTGATTGCCGAATTTTCTACGGGTTTGGTTTCATCGCTAGGCATTGGCGTTAGCTGTTGTCCTTCAGCATTCTTCTGCCCTACGATCTGGTTAGTATCGTTCATATTACTTCTTTCCTGCTCTAATTAAGTGGGGAGCATCACCACAACCTATACCTCACGTCTAATAAACGTAATGTTGTGATGTCAAGCTTTTATGGGTTTTCTTAGTTTGGATAGTTCTGATTCAGATATCGCAGACTTACTGGCCGTGTAGTCTGGGGTCTTGGACAGCATTTCACTTATACTTATTGGTTTAATTTCGGGCATCTTTCCTACTTCTATTGGTTCAGATACTTTCTCTGGAGAAACCTTTCTTAGTGTAACCTTACCGCCCGGTCTTCCGGAGGAACTTTGTTTAATATAGAAGGAATTGTAAGCTCCCTCTAATCCCAGTTCCTTAGCTACATCTTTAGTCATTATTCTCTTACCAGATAGTGTCTTGTAATTAATCAGATCGGACAAAGCCTTAGCTCTTTGCTCTTCGGGTACCCCTGCTAGGTACTCTCTGGCCCATAACGCCCTGTCTACTACAGTTTTACCGGATATAACATCTATTTCTACCTCACGAGGATCTAGACCCATCTTTTCTATCATTCCGGACTTAAGGTCTTCTGGTATGTACTTATTGGAATAGACTCCCCTAGCGTCTTTCAGGACCTCAGAAGCATACTTCTTTAGTTCTAGTTCATCTTGAGGAACTTCTTTTAAGTAGGTATCGAATCCGTACATTCTGGCGTAAGTATCCCCCGCATTATTTCCATCAATCATTTGTGTAGGTTCCCCATTCTTGGGTTTGAATACGTTGTTCATGCTCTTTTCGGCCTCTCGTATTATCTCTGGATCCGCACCGGATTTCTTTAAAGCATCTACAGAGGATTTAGCATCGTAATAAGCGGATGCGGTAACTTTTTGTGCCATAAAGTCATCTATCTTAGTCTTGTTCTTGTTGTAGAACTCCTGTGCTTTTTGTGGATCACTCTCTGCTAGTACTTTAAAATCCTCGGCTACAGCTTTGTTAGCAAAGTACTTATTCCAGAACAGACTCTTCTCAGTTTTAAACTTTACTGGTAGTTCGAGGGCATTTATTATTCCTTGGTAGAGAGGTTTCCTGCCTTGGTTTACGGCAATAATCTCCCTTATATAGGGATGGGATAAGTTACCAATCAGATAACCCCCCAACTTTCTGTATTTAGTGAGGGCATCGTCCCCTTCATCGTAAATAGGATTGCCAAAGTAATCTTGGTTATTTGTAAGTTGGGATACTAGGTTGATGGGCTGGGATAATAACCCGGTAGCTTTCCTTTTTGCCTCTGATATGTCCCCTTTATATATTGCGGATGCAGCCTCTATAGCGGTTCTAGGAAGATAGAATACCGAGGGTAATAGAGGAACAAATGCATAATCCCCATCCTTTAAAGGTATTTGTAGATGTAGTTCTTGTCCTGCTGGATTATCTTTCATATCATGACCAGTCAATTTTCTGTTTAATGCGTTGTACATTCCATACATAGCAACGGTTCCCAATACAAAGGACCTGTTTCTTGCGTATGCGGGGTCTACTAAATACTTCAGGGGATCTCTGGTTAATCCAATAGATCTTCGGGTACTATTTAAGAAGTTCATGATTGATTCTCTGTACCTAGGTGCAAAGAACAATGCTCCTATGGCGTCCTGTACTGCGGGATCTCTTCCCTCTGCTAAGGAATTGCTCATACCCTCCATATTCCTTAGGGTATTTGCTGCCAAACTTCTAGCCTGTAGGTCGTCCATACCCTTAGTAAGTAAGGAGTTCTTTATGTCCTTATATAGTTCTACCTGCATGATTGGCATGAAGCGCTTGAATGTGGGTTCGTTGAAGAACTTGTTCCAGGCCTTACCTGTTTTCTCAGACAGGGATTGTTTCTTTAGAGCGTTGGTAAATCTATCAGTGTAGTCTCCCACTCTGCTAAACGTAATGCCTTCTTCAGCCATTTCCTTCAGTGTACCTTGGTTGTTATCAAAATACTTAACGGAAGCAGGTTCGCTAAAAGCTGTAAAGAAAGCCTTCATGGGTGTTATAAATCCTGTCTTTACTCCTCTTACAGGGTGTCCTGTTAAGATATCCCCTATTCCTGTGTACGCTTGTTTCATCATGTTACCTATAGTCCAGTAGTTAAGAGGTCCTATACCACCGGATAAAGTTATATCTTGGGTCTTTCCACTTATACCCGATATAAACTTTAGAGCCTGTCTTGCTGGAGTATCTGTAGACCCGAACTGGCTGTTTATTACTCCTGCTAATTTAGAAGGTGCGTACCAGTTGCTTACGGTTATGTTATCCGGTCCCATAATTGCTCTAGACTTTGGAAAGAAACTAGCTGTTATGGGTTGATAATTTAAATCTCTACCAACTCTTTCTGGTACTATGTACTTTTTTTCCTTTAGGAACTTAAAGTACTCTATGTTTGCCTTAGTATCTTCTAATTTCTTGACATATTCTGCCAAGATCTGAGAAGGGTGGGTATATTTAGGTGTGAATAATTGCTGTCCTGCGTATTCGTTGACCCTTAGTCCCTCTGCATAGGTAGGAAGTCCTCTTTCCCCACTGAATTTAAACTTCTGTCCCAAGGAGTTAGATAAACTTTTGACCTGCTCAGGTGTTTGTTCCCATATATGAGTAACATAATTATCCAGGTAACCTACATCCAACCCCTCATCGGTAGCTTCTTTATATAGTTTGTCGAACTCTTGTCTAATGGCCTCTGTTTCAGGAGTTCTCTTACCACTCTCTATGTCGTTAATCATTTTCCATCCCTTTTCTTCTGGGATATTAAAGAATTTAGCAGCTCTTTCTGTAGCTACCTCTGTTGTAGCCATTCTCTTTGCCCAGAAGTTTCTGTGTGCGTTTTGTAGATCTTCTGGTAGGTTTCTAGTAGGGAAGAACACTGAATCATAGTAACTCTTTAAACCGCCCAAGAAATTCTTGTTGGACTTAGCCGAGAAGTCTTCTAGGTCTATGCCCCTGATCATAGATTCATCGAAGGCCTGCTCGTCCAATCTAACATCTCCTAAGTTTTTAGAATTTATAGAGTCTGCTGTGTTTTTTAAAGTTTGTTTGAAGACAGTATCGTCATCCAGGAACTTCAAACTATCCGTGGCATCTTTTAGATCGAAAGACTTGTTACTTGTAGCTCCCATAAAAGCTACCCCAAGTGCCGCCTTAGTAGGGTTGATCTTAACCCCCACCATATTTCCATTTTCATCATACTCTGGTTCTATACCTGCCATTGCTCCCATAGCCATCTTAGATCCTGTCTCAGATATATCTGTTCCGAGTAGTTTGTTTATACGATCACTAAATATTGTCTTGTACTGCGTAGGAACGTCTGGAAGCATAGATTCCACGGTTTTTGCATCCCCTAATAACATTGCTTTGTCGAACTCTGCCTTTTGAGTAGGGGTCTTCCATCCGCCGGTTACTTTAGATACGTCCTCTATAGTGGAAGGTCTTCCTAGATTGTTATTTAAGTCTCTCACTAGCGTAGTAATAGATTCCTTTTTAGGTGCTATATTTCCCGCATATTTAACTAAATCTTTTCCTAAGATATTCTGTGCATCTGTTAGGTCCATTTCTCTACCGTCCATACTCTTGAATACCTTACTACCGTTTACTTCCCCTAAGGTTATCCCAGTCTTCTTCATTGCCTTAGTTAATTCTCTTACCCCATGGCTTACTGTCTTGGTTTCTACTACAGGTTCTGCTGTAGGCTTTACCTTGGAATCTACAACCTCTTGTATCTTCTTAACAACTTCTTCCTTTGGTAGTCCTTTTAATGCTTGGTTTGCCGATGTACTTAGAAGAGCTCCTGTTAATCCATCTATAATCACGCTTTGTACATCTACAGGTTCTCTCTCCAAGGCTATGTTTACGGGTATGCCTTGTAAGATATTCATAACCGCATCAGAAGATCTTTGTATTACTTGGTTGGATAACGCAGAATTAGTCCCCATTGCTTTCATTACCTTAGAAGTAATAACAGGGGTAATCTTATCCATTAAGGGTTGTGTGGGGCCGACAACACCTGCTACTGCTAGTGCTCTTGGGAAGGATTCTATAGCTCCTATAGCGAATTTATTTGGTAATTCTGATAATTTGGTTTCCCCACTGATTAGTCTGGGAGTTTCTAGTAAGGTGTTTAATCCGCCACTTAACAAGGTTTGAGAAGCTACTACAGAGGGGTACTTAGCACCTGCTATAGTAACTCCCATAATACCGGCTCTCTTGGCCTGGTTGAAAACGTCCTTCTTGTATTCTTCCTGTGTTTTGAAGGTGGGTTGTTGTGCAAGTGTTCCAAAGTCTTTTCCGTACTGATACCTAACTAGATCCGATATATTGCTGCCCATTGTTCTACCGAACTGTACTGGGGTTCTAATTATGTCTGTTGCTGCTGTTTTAAGTGCTTGTGGAACTGTTGTTGATTTAGGAGCGGTGTATGTGGGTTCAGTTACTCTTTGTAGATTAACTAGGGATTGTCCTATAGGACTTTCCCATATTCTGCTAGAAAAAGATGGCTTTATCGAAACATCTGTGGGGTTATCCGTACTACCCATTAAGTTAGACAATTTACTTTTTACAAAATTGGATATCTTTTCTTTAACAGTTGCCATGAGTAACTAGTAATAAACGTAAAGAGAGTGGTCAATCTATGCTAAGCCGTATCTATCTTCTTTTCTTCCACCGAATAAATTACCTATGTACCCGTACACATTGGAAGGAATACCTGCTGCTCCTCCACCACCTATTTGAGTGTTAGAAGCCATGCTCTGTAGATTGCTTTGCCCGGATGCTCCCAGTTGCTGTTGTTGTCCAGTGATGTAACTTCCTATTTCTCCCTGTGAGGATAGTAAGGAATCTAGTTGTGACTGTGTGTTCAATCTGTTCTGCTCTCTCATTAATTCGATATTCTGTTGGAACGCCCTCTCTTGTGCATTTATGTTAGATACCTCAGACCTAAAAGCTCTCAAAGCGTCTAGTTTCATAGCAGCTTTGTTCTGTGCTAATTGACCTCTTTGTGCGTCTATTTGAGACAGGGCATCTCTGAATGCTACCTCTGCTCTTGCTAAAGCCTCGTTCTTCTGAAGATTTAATTGTTGTACTTTGGTCTCCACATCTCTATTGAAGTTGATCAACCCCTGTTGTAAGTTTTGAACGGACTGGGCTGTATTCTGTCTTATCTGTCCCATTTGTCCTGCTGTTTCTCTTCCCAATAATTCCCCCGCTGCTGCTGCTGTAGAGGATAAAGGAGCACCGCCGAAAGCTTGAATGTTCCTTTGATATAACTCATTGGCTAATCTTTGGGCATCAGATAATAAGCTTCTTCCCTGTAAGGATGCTTGTTCCATTCCTGTTCCATACTCGGCGCGACCTGCTTCAGCAGATGCCTGTACTTGTGGAATAGCTTGTTCGTAGGGGGAAGCAGCAATCTGTAACATTTGGGGCTTAGAAGCCTCCAAGTTTGCTTGTTGTTTGTTTAAAAATCCAGCACTTTCTTTATATAAATCATCTATTTCGGCTTTCAATTTGGCCTCTGCATCTGCATCAATCTGGGATTGTGTTTTAGTAGATTTAGTAGATTTATTAGATTTATTAGATTTAGTAGATTTAGTAGAAGACTTACTTGTTGAACCGCCTGTAGATTTGGATGTGGTTGTAGGTCCCAAAGAGGATCCTCCGCCACCACCGCTACTACCAGCACCGCTAACCGCAGGGGATGCACTCTTACTAACAGGATTTGTATATACCTTTGAAGTTGAAGTAGGAGACATTGAACCTACGCCTATTGGTTTTAAGTAATCTGAAAATGCCATATGAGGTACAACTAATAAAAGAAAATATCACGTGCAAATAATCTATTCTATATCTATATTCTTACCGTAGTATTTATTTAGTTCATTTAGAGGGAAGTCTCCGTTGTCAAAAAACCCCACGTGACACTTCTCACACTCCACTTTAGTTGATGACTTGCGGATAAACTTATGGTTACACTTCTTATCTGGCCTAAAGTTCAGATCTATTGCCTGGTAAACTCTTCCTTCTTCAGTTTCTTGAGTGCTGTAGTCCTTGGTATAGTTCTTCGTCATCTTCTTCCTTGTCCTTAACTTTCATACTCTTCTCGTACAGGTTCTTGTAGACCTCTTCCTGCTGACTCATGACACTCAGGAATTCTTTTACTACCTCAGTACCACCTCTAGCATAAGTATAGTCTTTCTCTATACCTTTCCAGGGAAAGAGGTCGTACTTCTTATCCTTGGGGTTTGGGTACATGGACTGAGAAATATCACCTAGTATGGAGACAACATCATCCCATCCAGGCATAGTTACTACAGTTCTTAATCGTTCTGCTCTTTGGAGAGTTCGGACTTCATCATCAGAGAGTCCTTTATTATTGAAAATATTGAACATGATATACCTATAACACTAACAGGTGTTCGTATCAAATTACATCGTGCCAATACCGGCTTGAGATTCTGTTTCGCTACTTACTTGGAAGGGTAAACTCATTCCTTGTTGAGGCATTTGTGGAGCTTCTTGTGGCATATCCTCTATTATTCTCTCGGCATTTTTTATACCAGCATCTTCTAGAACCTCTACTAATAGATCGGCAATATTTATCTTCTTATTCTGAGCCTGTAGTTGTTGAGCTATACTTGGGTTTAGAATTAACTCCAAAGCTTTGGTACGGCCCTGTATTTGTTTATCGTTCTCATTAACGGCCATGGATTTTATAGAAGGAATGTAATCATAGGTACCTTCCATATCATCCTCGGTCATGTATATAGAACCGAAGGATCCTTCTTCATCAAGCTCTAATTTAGACTTGATATCGTAGTTCTCTGGATTCTTTTCTTCGGGGTTCATAACCACTGGATATTTAGGTACGCTAGTTTCTCTTGTGATCATGTCCAATTCTGCGTCACTAACTTGTCCTCCGCGATCTACTATAGATTGTCTTAATGCATCCATGGTTTCTCCTGGTACCTCCATTTGATCTAAACCTAAAGCTTGTAGTTCCTTTAACATCTCTTTACCTACTATCCTTTGTATCTTGACCATCCCCTTTTTGTCCATGAATAGATACTGTTTGTTATTTCCTAACCAAAGCATCATAATATCTGCTAAGAATTGCTCTAGTTCTATTTGGTTTCTTTGGTCTCTTGTAAGTCTTTGTTTTTCAGTGTTTCTAACCTCAGTAGCTGTTTTATCTCCCGAGAAAGGATTTATATTAGATATACCCAAGCTTGTTTCACCCATTGCTGTGTTAAGTGCTGATTTTAGAACACTATAGGAGCTTTGGAAGGAACTTATGACTTCGTTAGAACCTGTTTGGTGTGTTTGTACGTTGTTTACGCTATCTCCAACTAACCATCTAGCGTCTGGTCCGTAGCTTATCGTGTCCATTCTAACTGTTGCATTACCTGCGATCTTTACGGGAGGTCTTAGTGTGATATTTACATGATCTATAAAAGCCGAAAGTGTTGCATTAATAGCTCTTTGAAGTGGTAACACACTTTCTATCTCGCTATCTCCGTATATATCATCCCCGACAAAGTAATATCTTAGTAGTACTACGGGAATCTTCTCATCCTCTCTTGGATTGTCTATTTCCCTAGTAATAATAGAATAATTAGGGAAGAACGATATCCATTTATCTTCTCTGTATTCCGTTACCATCTCTATGGCTGGAAACGAATTATCGTCACCAACATTATCTTCTACTCCATGTGATTCTTTAATAACAGAAGTATACTTACTATCTCTTCTATCCTTGCTCTTTGCAGATTTCAAATCTCCTAGGTTTCTGTATTGCATGTCCTCTGGTAGGTGTTCGTTCATCTCTTCCAGATCTTCTATCTTTACCCACTCTCTTACTTGAATCCACTTGGAGTTTTTGACATCGGATGATTGATAATCAGTAAACACGTTTCTATTATCTAAGACTTTAAACTCATTACATTCTTTAGTGCTGTCCCAGTACACTAATCCAAAGGAAGCACCAAATAATCTCGCCTGTATATCAGATAAAGAAATCTTATTGATCATGGATCCGTCTTTATCAGCTTTATCCCATTGATAGTCTAATATAGCGTTGTTTATTTTAGCCTTAACGATATCCCCGCCCTCCCTAGGAACTAAGGAACCTCTCAACTTACCGTTTAATAAACGTGAATTCTTTTCCAAGATTACAGTTCTAAGTACTGGATCAACTATACGGGCATGATAGGGCCAATTAGAGGGAAGTCTTCCAAAGAAAGCTTTTAATATATCATCCCAACCATTCTTTCTGAGTTTTCTTCTCTCCATTTCATCTCTACCATTGGAGTAATGTTCCATTAATTCGTTGATGCGGATATTCTTAGTCATAAGTTACAACTAATAAAGTGACTATATTCAAGCAAGTGACCAGTTGTTAAAGTCATTCTTTATAACCTTTATGTCATTTAGATCAGGCTGGACTCTTTGATACAACTGCCAAGCGATGGATAAACTCATAACAAGATCATCATGTGCATTACGTTCTGCCTGGGCTTTCCATGTGTTAGTAGATTGAACTACAACAAATGAGAACATTTCGTTAACCGTAGCCTTATCGTATATCCTTAATACCCCCTTATCTATTGCATCCTTCAATTCCTGCAACATGATTGGTCTAGTAGCGCTATTAGTGTCCCAGCCCAATCTAACTGTAGTACCAGCCTCTTGCTTCCCAAACTCTGGCATCCTAAACACTTCGTACTTATTAAGTCTGTTCATACTAGCCAGTCTGTCCATCTCAAAGGCTCCGCCGTTATTTCTCTCATATGCCACAATGGGTTTCTTACCTGTAATATCGTATATTTTGTTTAAGGCATCTGCGATCTTGTTAGTGGCTTCTGTTATCGTTTGCTTACTGTGGTACACCCAAGGGACATCTATATTGGTCTTAGACAAGAAGTGCACTGCTACGTAGTCGTTAAGTCCAGAAGCGGTATCTACTCCAACAACTATCTTCTCGTTGGGTTCTAATTTGCGGTATATTCTAAACATAATTTAGTACCTCCGAAGGATCTCTGGTCAATTCTAAGAGTCTTTTTAATGCTGCACGATCGAAGTACTGTTCCCCACTAGTTAAGAATGCTTCCTCTGGGGTATCGGGGTACTCTTGAGCGTAACTATCCTTTAATTCTTTCTTCTTATCTTCTAGAAACTCTGGGGAATAAAAGTCACTAGCTCTATAGAATAGGGGGTTGAATCCGGTCTCGTTTCTTACGGAGGAATCCCAATACTCCTTAAACTCGTTAAACCCATTGGCTGTGGTTTCCATAACTACCCTACCACTAGGGACGACTGCTTGAAGTACTCCCCTCAACAACTCCGAGAAGTGGGGGTAGAACGCCGCCTCCGATAAATGAAGATTGGTTATCGTCTTAGAACGCCCGACGTTTATATTTTGAGCCGTACCTATGATGTAAGTAGAGTTACATTCTACTTTAGTTCCACCTATCTCCATTGAAGGTAGGTAGAGTTCATACTTGGAGTTATATTTTAGTATATCCTCCAACTTAAGTTTTCTCTTCTCGGCCCAACAGGTTAAGTAATCTTTCACTCTCTTAAGTAGTCCTTGGGCGTTGTCTGTATCGTCTGCGATAACTACGTTGTATGTATTAGGCTTTATAAGAAAGTCGGCGGTGAATATAGCATTTACTAGGCTAGAGAATCCCTGTTGGCGAGCTTTAAGTACAATCGCCTTATTCTTGCCATCGGTCCCCAAGTCTTCAGTCAAAAATTTATTCTGCACATTGTTTAATAGAAAGGGTACTAAGTTACCTTCCTTGTTAACGATACTTAAGTTATCTTCTATCCATTTACGGTATCCTTGATTCATAGCTAAACGCTGGTTGCCTCGCTTTAACTCCATCACGAGACGGGTGAGTACTGCCCACGAAGGGTGACCAGAAAGGGAATGGTCGGTAGTTTACCCTTTACCAGCATTCAACCATCCAAGTTATACTTATCTCTATCATCTGTTAATACATTAGCTATGTTTACCTGTACGTTACTGTTGGTACTCTTACCTTGGTAGAACTCCCCTGCCTTTACTACTTCGGATATTCTTCTCTCTTTGGGTAATAGTTCTAGTAGTCTCTTATTTACCTCTGCGATACCTGCATATTGCATGGCTTTTATCGCATGCATGAACTCCTGTTCAAACTCCTTCAACCTCTCGGGATCTTTTGGCACTATGGAGTATCTACTGACAGATGCCGAACTGATGCCTAAAAACTCACTTATTTCCCCATTAGTCCAACCTTCGTTGTATCTTAATATTTGTACTGCCATTTCTTTTTTATCTTTTCCAAAGGAAGCTGGTCTCATTGATTACCCTCCATAACTACTACCATTACAAACTTCTTATCTGCTAAGGTTTTGAGTTGTTCGGTTACTTCTTGATCGTCATAGGAAGTCTCTAGAGTTAGAGTTGCTTGTTTATCCCCGCTTAACAGGGTTCTAAACTTTAATTCCTTTACTACCATCTCTGCGGTAACTAGTACTTTCTTGTTATCCATAAGATTAATATAGCACAACTAACGGATGTCATAAATTTGCATATTGCATATAAAGTTTATTAGTTGTATATTTAGATTAACAAATTAATACAGCGACGCATACGCTAAAAGTGAAGAGGTTCAAGTACCTTTTATTGTGGTGTTGGACTATGCAAATACTCTTCACACCGACATCACAGTAAAGGGTATTTTTAATGCAAATAACCTGCCAAGGTTTAACCAACTCAATAGTTTCAAACAAGGACATCTCGTAATAGAGGTGTCTTTTTTTGTTTCTATTAAGAAACCGTGGACAAGACGGTAAGTCACGAACCATAGAACAGGCGTAACGTGTTCTACAAGAGTGACCTTTTATACTGGGGAACTTTAAAAAGCCAAAATTACTTATCGTTTTAAGACGCAATTCTTAATCTATTGGATATGATAACCTTTAAAGGTGGTACAGTATCGGCTAATAGTGCATTTTGTATACATTCCGTAAGTGCCTACCAAACGTAATCGGGTCGGGGAGGGGGATTTAGGGGAGTGTACTAACTACGAGTACACTCATTACCCACTATATAACTACTTGTTCCCCAGGAAATAGATAGAGCTTGTCCTGTTTCAGACTTGTATTTGATTGGAGGAGTATATGGACCAAAGAGAAATAGACAGAAAGAAAATCAAGATGGTGATGTTTAGTAATAAGTACACTAAAGAACAGAAATCTAAGCTTATAAGTCAATATGCTGAGAAGTATATAGCAATCACTACACAGGAGGCGGTAGATATATTCAATTGTTATGGAGATGCATTAAAGGAGGGAAGAAAGGAAATCAAATTTGGCCAACTTATCTAGAGCTTGTTTCTCTAGCTGTCTAGCCCGTTCTCTCGTAATCCCGAAATCCGACCCTACGTCTTCTAGGGTCTTTTGATCTATTGTTCCTATAGAGAATCTTCTTTTAATGATCTCTTTTTCTCTCTCGGGTAGTGTTTCTAAAGCTTGGTTAATAAATCTCACGATGAATTCCCTATTAACAGAACTTACTATCTCTTCACAAGAATCGTCCACAAAGTCTATAAAGGTAGTATCTTCCTCATCGTTAATCATCATATCCAATGAAAGTGTCTTTTGTAGTACCTTTTGTAAATCAGTCACACGATCCTCTTTAACTCCCAACCTGTCGGATATCTCTTTATCAGTTGGATCTCTGTCCAAGTCTTGTGCAAGTTCATCTCGTGCTCTCTTAAATTTCGTAGCCCGTTCGTTTATATGTACTGGTAATCGGATGGTTCTAGCTTGATCTGCTATGGCTCTAGTCATTGCTTGTTTAATCCACCACATCGCATAAGTGGAGAACTTAAACCCCCGTCTCCAATCAAATTTTTCGGCGGCGGTAATAAGTCCTACGTTTCCTTCTTGAATAAGTTCCATAAAGGATAAACCTCTTCCGAGGTAATTCTTAGCTGTGGATACTACTAACCTAAGATTAGCCTCTGCTAACTTATCTCGGGCTTTTGTATCCCCTTGTTCTATTTTCTTTGCCAGTTCTACTTCTTCTTTCGGGCTGAGCAGGTCTATGTTTCCTATAGAGTTTAAGTAAATACCCAGAGAAGTAGAAGTCATTATCCTTTATCTCCCAAATAAGCCACCAAATCCTTGCCTACTATCCTCCATTCCTTTCGGAAGCGAGTGGCTTTCAATTCTCCAGATCGTACTAATTTGTATATGGTCTGGGGATGGAATCTTAGGATTTCGGCAACTTCTTGTATTGTATAAAGTCGTTCTTTGTCCATGTCGTAATACTACCACCAATACTGCGTGTTGTAAATAGGTATTGACACTTGGTGATAGATGGTGTATGTTTGGTGTAGTACATAATTGAAAGGACTTGCTATGAATATATCAAGATTCCCTTTTTGGATGCTTATAGAACACTTCTGTAAGGGTTGCGGAAGAAAAGTTAAGACATCCGAGGAAGTTTGTTTCTTACTAAGTTGTAATGAATGTATAAGTTGCGATCATGTAAGAGGAAGTTTATAAAATGAAGGAAACTGCCAAAGATCTAAAAGTAATGGAAAGAATAGACTACTACAAAGTACCTTTTGTTGGTACTGTGCTGCTATCTGTAATTCTAGCAGTAGTGCTTGCTACCTTGTATGGTATGCAACAATTAGTTAATTGGGGTAATACACACCGTGTTCTTACTCAAAACCCCGTAGAAGTCAAATTTAAGCCTCTGGTGGTGGTAGAAAAGATCGAACCGGAAGTAGTAATAAGCCCTGTAATAGTGGAGGCCTCTAACATCGAACTGGAAACAGATATAGAAAAATATATTTGTAAGAAGTTTGGGGATCTAGACTGTAAGATAGCACTAGCTATTGCTAAAGCTGAGTCTGGATTAAGGGAGAATGCAATAAATATCAATACCAATGGAACTATAGACGTGGGTATATATCAAATCAACAGTATCCACTTCAACAAAGAAGGTTGTACTTTAAAAGAGGTGTCCGATATGTATAAAAACGTAGACTGTGCTTATTCTATCTGGAAAGAGCAAGGGTGGACTCCTTGGGTAGCGTACTTAAATAATTCTTATATGGAGAAACTATAATGAAGATAACCAAAGAACAAGTAAAGAAAATAGAAGCGTTACTATTTGATTCCAAGTACGACATCAAAACCGTTTGGAAAGTGTTGAAGATTTTAGGATTAGTACTTTAACTTAGCTATTTATTTTCCCTTCGGGGAGTTTATAGGAGACAAACGAGTCCTCGGGTGATATTACATCTGGGGACTGCGCGTCCTTTTTAATGGAGTCATAATGGAAGATATCTGCATAATTTGCCACCAACCAATAGAAGAAATAAATATCGTAGCTTACAAACAAGGTAAATGTTTTAAGTGCTATAAGAAAACCGCACAAAAAAGAGTATGGGACGAGAATAAGAAGACCTTCGTTTCATTTTATAAGATTATTTGCAAAAACTGCGGTAAGGAAGATTACAAGAGGAAGATAGACCAAGAGTTCTGTAGTAACGAGTGTTCCAAGCTCTATAGCAAGAAAAACGGTCTCGGGTGGTTTAAGGGTATTGACAAGTGTTGATAGTTGATGATACTATATAGAAAGTACTATGAATGAAAAAGATTTAAGAACAAAAAGAATATCAGGAGCATACACCATTAATAATGAGATCTATTTATCCGTTACTACCATCTTATCTGTGATAGACAAGTCATCCGCTTTAACCCGTTGGTTCGGTGGAGAAGTATACGACTTTATTGCTTCAGAACTGGCTAAAGGAAATCAACTACCAGACAGAAAAGAATCTCTATCAGCTCCTTATCAAACCAACAAGAAAGCTAAAAACAGGGGTACCACAGTGCATTCTATAGTGGAAGGATGGAAGAATATGGGAAGTATTGCTGGTATAGAGGGTCCTTTTCAAGGCTACGCAAGGTCTTTTAGAGATTGGGTAAGTCATCACAACGTAGAGATAGTGGAAAACGAGAAGACTGTAATAAGTAAGAAGTATGGGTATGCCGGGACATTAGATATGTTAGCCAAGGTAAATGGGAAACTTATGATAGTAGACGTAAAGACTGGTAAAGACTTATACCCGGAAGTAAAACTACAAACGTCTGCCTACAGACAGGCCCTGTTAGAGGGAGGTATAAACGTAGAAGGAACATCTGCTCTTTTATTACAAGAAGATGGGTCTTATAAGTTTGAGACTCATCCAGATAAACTCGGTGCTTTCTTAGCAGCCAAGATTCTATATACAGGATTAAACAGTGAGAGATTAGAAAAGTTAGGATATAAATTTATTTAAAGGAAACTATGGAAAAAGTTAAGTTAAACGCATCTTATATAAACACCGTAGATAAGAATGGTAACCCCTTAGTAAGTAAGAAGGGTAGGTCTTATACCATGGTACAAATTAATTACGGGGATGACCAAAAGGCCTCCATGTATTGTGATAATGAATGGAACAAAAAAGACATAGACGAAATAAAAGCATGGGGTACCGGAACCGAAGTAACCTTAATGTTCGAAAAGAATGGTGAATATAATAATTTCTCCCTTCCAAAGAGTACTGATCTGATCGAAGCCAGACTAGTAACCTTAGAGACGAGGGTAGATAAGTTAGTAGAAATTTTAAAGTCTCTACAAAATAAGGCCGTACAGGCTGGACAATAGAAGGCTTCCCTCGGTATATAGTTAGAAAGGGAATTTTTATGAAGAAGAAAAACTTTATAAGAAAAAACATTAGGACAATATCCACTACCTTAAAGGTAGTAGTAGTCTTAGTGAGTTTAGTAATTTTAGGTTGGAGTATAAACGAATACGCCATAAAGGGAACGAAGACCGCCATGTCCCCCGAGTTTAAACAAGGGTTTATAGAGGGGTGTACTGAAAATGGTGGTAGCATATCCTTCTGCGAGTGCGGACTAGCCTATCTAGAGGAACATTACAGTGCCGAAGAAATAATAGTCTTTGGTATGGATCCAGAAAGCAGCAAGTACTCCGACATGGTAAATAACTCTGTGGCAAATTGTATATCTAAATTCTAAGGGAGTTTATATGTGTGATTATTGCAAAGCCCATAACCCAGAAGATGAAGAAGAAACTGAAGAAGAAGAGGGTACGGAAGACGAAGAAGACGACGACAACGACGATGATGGAGTAACCAAAGAACAATACGAAGACTGGAAGTGGAAACAAAGGGATGAGTTTCCGGATGCAGAGGAATATTAAAGTTACGATTAACAACGGCTGAAAAGCCTACATAGGGGAGTAAAGGTATATCCAATACTCCCCACTACTAAATTTTATGAAAGGACTTATATGAAACAACCATCAACAATAAAAATTGATGACGTTGAATACGTTAGAGCAGATAGTGTAGAAAATTATTCAAAGGCAGAA